CGGCAAATACTCTTCGATTGCAGGCGGAAACTTTAATGAAATAATAGGAGACTATTGTCAAATATGGGGATATGGCAATGCCCTTGAAGGAAATTATTCTATGATTCTGGGGCGTGATGTTGCTTATCTCGCCGCCGACTCCACCATCTACCTGAAAAACCGCGACATCATCCTCGACGGCGCGGTAAAAGACCCGTCCGGCAACAGCTTCCTGCCGTTCTGGACGTCCGGTGATACGCTATACTTCGAGGTCGGCGACTCGACGTGGGTAATTGTTAGAGACTCAATCTTCGCAACTCCATAACAGCTATAATAGAAAGGCAACCTATGACACTCCACGAAGCAACGGAAATACTGAAAGCCCTATCGCCAATAATCATAGGGATTCTCGCGTATATCGCGGGGAATATTAAACGTGAAAGCGAAACAGCGGACAAAGCCTTGCGGGACAATGCGGACAAGCTGGAAATACGGGTCAAGGCATTGGAGGACGCGCAGATAGCTATGGCGTCTTTCACGTCGCGGGTTGAAACGAAGCTGGAGAACATTGAGAAACAGCTTGGGAAATTGAACGGGAGGAGGCAATCGTGAAATACCGCGATGACATAGAGCATGATTACGACCTGCCGAGCTGGCTATGGTGGCTTCTGGGGGCGGCTATGCTTGCCGTGATAGCATTGATTAGCACGGCGCAGGGACAAAGCCCCTTTGATATAGTCTATCTGGAGGATATAGGCGACTCGGTGCAGATAATCAATACGCTTGATTGGATGGACATGGATACTTCGTGGCGCGATGTTGTCGCTAATGGTATCGACTACACCTATGAGGACAGCACGGGACGGCTATACCAGCGCGAGGACTATGTAGTTATTGACTCGGTGATATACAAGCGTCAAGAATATCGGTGGTGGTGGGGGACGGAACAGAGCGAGTATTACATCCATGAGTGGCGGATAAGCTACTGGGGGGCATCGTGGCGCGAATAGGATTGATATTGCTTATTGTGGTGGGGGCTTGCGTGGCGGGATATATTGTTGACCAGCCCGACGCGGCGCGGGGAAAGGATGCGTTTATATGGCCGCGTAATGTGAATTATAATATGGGCACTGACCTGTATGTTGTTTTGAATGCTTCTTCTTTTAGAGAAACAGCGCAACTAATTCAATTTGATACGCTCAATGTTATTCCGTCAGGCTCAACTATTGATAGTGCGAGGATTACATATAAAAGATTCGCCGCGTCTGGCAGTGGGATAATATACACATCACGAATGATACAATACTGGGACGAAGGAAATAAAGATAGGACATCTGCCTCTGACGGCGAAATGACATGGAATTGTTATAGTCAGCCTAATACGTGGCAAATCGCGGGAGCAAAGGGTGCAAATGACCGTTCGGCGGATTTAGACAGCCAAGCGGTAGCTATGGACTCTCCGCTAATTATAGATGTTACAAATACCGTGCAAGCTATTGTTGACGCAGGATATAATAATGGTATATTGCATTATATGTTGCCTGTCGGTTCTTATTATTGGTGGGGTTATACAAGCGACTCCCCCGTCGCCTCAAATCGCCCGAAGCTCGAAGTATGGTGGACAGAGCCGCCGCCGAGCGACTCCAAAAAGCAAATATATCTATGGTATGATAACGACGAGGAGATAATATGGACAAGATAATCGCAACGTTGCTGATAGCGGGGCTTTGCTTAGCCGTGCCGCTCAATTTCCGCGCCTTCGACAAGGACAACCTGCCCAGCGCGGACACTTCGGCTATCGACAGCATTGTAGTTTCCGCAACCGCAACCGATACGGCCTACACAACCTACAATCTCAGAGGCTATACGATATGGATTGACCTATCTTGGCCGGACTCTGTTATCTCCGCAACGGCGCACTGGGATACTTCGGCCTTGTCATGGGTAACGCCGAGGGATTACGCGCCGGACTCGATACCCTTTGATACCGTCGGCCTTGCACGCACTTCAGAACTTATTTCCGTCGGCGAAATCTGGGGATACGGGTCGAGGACGCTAACAGATACCTCCGAATATACTTGGTTCGTGGACAATTCCGATAGTTTCAAGGCGACCCTCGACACGACATATATTATCAAACCGGTCGGAACATACCAGCTTGACATATACAGCTATTTATCGACTGATTCATCGGTTATTTCCGGTGCTTGGGTTGCGATATATTCGAGCGGAGGAATCGGAGGAACGCCGCTTTGGAATACAAATACAAGCTCTGACAGCGGGCTTGCACGGTTTAACGTGGACGCCGGAACTTACGATATTCGAGCGATGAAAGCCGGCTATTACGGTATTGATACCAGCTTGACCGTTGCCGGCGATACCGATTGCAAGCTATACATCGACCAGACAGCTTGGCCGGTTGCGCCCGATACGCAATACTGCATGGTTATATTCGACGCGATAGACCTTGGCGTTTCCGTGCCCGAAGGCGAGCAGGTCAAAATCAAAATCCAATCGATACCGCAATATTACGACGGCGCGGGTATAACAATCCGAGAAGTAACAGCGACATATGACGCCGCAGGACGGGCGTCAGCAAGTTTGATACGCGGGGCTGGGGTTCGGGTATCAATTCCCGCTCTCGGCTTCATAGGGACGGGCACAGTGCCCGATACATCCGCGATAGGATGGAGAGACTATTATCCGGCGGGCGGAACAACCCGCTGGCTAATACAGAGATAATAAACAACTTGACTTAGGAGGTCAAAATGAAAATGAAACGCAGAAACACAACAACAGCACTACTTTGCGCGCTCATAGGGCTAATGCTTATCGCTGGTTTTGCGATTGCACGGCCTATTCCTGCGCCGGTCGAGGAAACCGAGCCGGTCATCGAGGCGGTCGAAACCGGAGAAACCGGAGAAACAGAATCGCCGGTCGAATTTCCCAAATGGCTTGATTTCATTATGAGAAATATTTGGCCGTTTCTTGCCGGCGTTCTTGCCACTTTGGGCATTTCGCTTGCTTTCGGCTTCAAATTTCTCCGCGAACTTGGTGAAGTCTTGTTTGCGATTGCCGATTTCGGCGAAGGAACAGGCTCATGGGATAACGTCAAAAAGGAAATTATCGATTTGATACAGCTATTCCGCGATAAGTCCCCTGCACACACGATACAGGCGATAGGCAAGACGAAGGCAATCAAAAAGGGCAAACGGCATATATCATGAAACCAGGGCAAAAACTCGAAATGAATGATTTCGTTGCGCCCCACGTGCAGGTATGGGAAATTGCTTGCCGGTGTGGTTGCGGATTCGGGACTCATTTCGGGGACATCGATGAAACAGTCATTGCCGATTTTGAGGAAATCCGCGCCCGTTGCGGAGGGGAATCGATAACAATCAATTCTGGTTGCCGGTGTAGAAAACATAACGAAGCGATAGGCGGTTCGCCGAACAGTGCGCACGTCGAGGGCAAAGCGCTTGACCTTTCCCCGCCGTATGGTATCGGAGGATTCCCTGAGCGACCGGAATTTGTCAAGATTTGCGAGGAAATCGTGAAAGACGGCGGCGTCGGGTCGAAAGATTATGAAAAAACCGGCGGCGTCGGGTCGAAAGATTATGAAAAAACCGGCGGCGTCGGCTCGAAAGATTATGAAAAAAACGGCGGTAAAACCGGCATAGTCCATATTGATTGCCGGACGAAACCGCCAAAACGAAGGTGGTGAAAAATGTTTCACGTGAAACAATTGGCTCTAATCCTGTTTATTATGGCATTTGCGGGCTTGCTTTCCGCGAGTTTCCTCGGGGTCGAATCCTCGGTCGCGCTTGACCTCGATACGGCAAGGCCGAATTTCGCAGGCGGGATTTTTCTCGACGCGGGGTCGGTCGGTCTAATTATCAATCATGCTGACAGCTCAACGGTCGCGGGTATATATCATGGCAAAGTGCTCGATATCGGCCTATCGAAAAAATATGTCAAGGCCGGTTATGAGACTCAGGATTTCGGCTTGCGAATCCGGTCGAACGTCGGGGTCGGGTATTTGCCTCGACGCGAGAGGCTATGTCTATATACCGGCACGGACATCGGGGTCTATTATCGGTGGCTTGTGATTTTTGCCGGTCGAAAGGACTATCTGGCGCGTTGGAAATCCGAGGACATCAATACGGGCGCGTGGACAATCGGAATCGGAATCGAAAAAGGATTTGTTTGGCCTTGACATTTTCCGGTCGATAGTTATAATTGGGGTTGAGGATTCCCTATCCTCATCTTCTCTCTCTTTCGACGGTTGCCCCCCGTTTTTCTCGGCGGGGGGCTTTTAATTTTTCCTCGCCCCGCTTTCCTTATATTATATAAGCTCATTTCTTTTGATAATTTTCAAAACGGCAAACCTTATAACCATAGGGTTTGCGTATTTTGATTTTAAGTTCTTTTAATGATTTTTAACCCTAAAAATCGCTAACTCATTATAAATCAATAACTAAGCCCAAAATGAACGACGCCATAGAATGCCCGTGGTTCGATTTTACGGAGGGGGGTAAACTACTTATACCTACCTCGACTCTCGGAGGCCTTAAAATCGATTCTACGGCCTCGTTTTTTCGGGGGCTTGAAAAATAAGGGTTTGCGGGCGGTCGATACCCTCGGTAACCTTCCGGTCGATTCCGGTCGATTTGCAAAAAAAACGGGGGCTTTCCAAAATCTATTTTTAATCTTTTTTTAACGAAATCCGGCAAACCCTATAACCATAGGGTTTTGAGCTTCAAAAAAAAATTAAAAAAAATTAAAAAAGGGCTTGACATCTGAGAATCCATACGTATCTTATATATGAGAGAGAGAAGAGACTCTCGATTGAAAAATCAAAACCGCCGAAAGGCAAAACAAGGAGAAGAAGAAATGGCATGGACACACGTAGAATGGGCTTGCGGACATCACGGCAACCAGCAAATGTTTGGGAAAACCTCGAGTCGTGAAGCTGAGGTAGCGAGACAAGCAGGACGAAAATGTTACGCCTGCTGGCTCGTCGAAAAATGGGAAGCGGAAGGCGATCCGAGAGCAAAACGGGAAGACCGTTATATTCTCGCGGGGAAAATAGCTGAGGGAAAAGGCATCCGCATAATCGATCTCCCGGAGACCGCACCAACTGAAATCGAAAATCCTCTTGCAAAATACTCAATTGAAGAACTGGAAGCAGAAATAGCCCGCAGAAAATAATCCGAAACGGGGCGCTAAGCCCCGTCCGGTGGGACTGGCCGCCCGCCGCTGATGAGGAAGGCCAAAAAAAAACCGCCGAAAGGCAAAACAAGGAGAAGAAGAGATGAGAAAAGCAGAAGAAATCAAAACCACTGAAATCGTGGATGATGGTGTGGCAACGTGGTATATCGTAACCGACGGCGACGAAATCAAGCATGTCCGAATTGATACGCCGCAGGCCAACGAGGAAATCGGCGACTGGACAATGAGCAAAGACGAAATCCGCGATGAACTCATCGCCGAAATGGGAGAACACTTGCTCGACCAGATTGAGGCCGTTGTCAAGGCGTGGTAATTTTCACGGGGGCGGTTGCCCGCCCCCAAAGCCATAAAAAGGAGTCAAAATGAGATATGCCACAGAACAAGCATTCCAACAGCATTTGGAATTAGTCGCTCAAGCCGCTGGATACCGCTACACTCAGATACCCGACGTAGCGAAAGCGAATTATGCTATTAATAAGCATGTGCCGGCAGTCAAGCGCCCTTGCGACGGGATATTATCCACGCCCGCCGGAATGTGTTGGCTTGAGCTCAAAATCCAGAACACGAAGTTATCAGAGCACCAGATAGCGCACCTACAGCGCGAGTGCCGGATGCACGGCAACGCGTGGGTTCTGCGCGCCAAACACACGCAGAAAACGGGGTTGCGCTACTATCTGGAGACCGGAGATGGCGAAATGGTGTGGAGTGATACGAGCCTCGAATCAACAATAGAGGAAATCAAAATACTAATAATCCTAAACAGGGAGGCATAATGGACAGCAAAAAGCTACAAGAAATACTTGCTAAACATACAAAATGGCTAAATGGTGAGGATAGTGGAGAATGCGCAGACCTTGGACGCGCAGACCTCGTAGACGCAAACCTCGTAGGCGCAGACCTTGGACGCGCAAACCTCATAGGCGCAGACCTCGTAGGCGCAAACCTCAGAGGCGCAAACCTCGTAGGTGCAGACCTTAGACGCGCAGACCTCGTAGGCGCAAACCTCAGAGGCGCAAACCTCGTAGGTGCAGACCTTAGACGCGCAGACCTCAGAGGCGCAGACCTTAGACGCGCAGACCTCAGAGGCGCAGACATAGACGTCTCGGCTTGGCCGCTCTGGTGCGGGTCGAAAAATGTCAAGGTTGACCGCCATATCGCGGCACAGTTAGCCGCGCATTTTTGCGCTCTTGATTGCGATGATCCCGATTATCAGGCGGCGCGAGAGGCCATATTAGAATTTGGAAAGACAAGCCATGTAGCGAGATATCTTGACCTTATAGGGGAGGTATGATGAAGGGCTTATCGCTACAGGAATGGTGGGCAACGACCGACCGCGCCGACTGGATGTTATGGTTCATGGGTTGCGGGAAATTTGAGAAGGCAACGTATGTGCGTATCGCTATAGGCCTTGCGGAGTCGGTATTGCATCTTGTCCGCGACGAGGACAGGCCGGTCGCTGAAGCGGCAATCCAAGCGGGTAAGGATTGGCTGGCGAATCCGACCGAGAAAAATCGGCAAAAGGCAAGGCTCGCCGCCGATGACGCCTATGCCACCGCCCGTGCCGCCGATGACGCCTATGCCGCCGCCGCCTACACTGCCGATTCCGCCGCCGCCGTCCGTGCCGTCGCCGCCTATGCCGTCTATGCCGCCGATTCGGCCGAAAGTGCCGCCTATGCCGCCGCCCGTGCCGCCTATTCCGCCGATGACGACCCCGCTCGCCGCCGTCAACAGGCGGATATTGTGCGTGATATTGTCGGATACGATGAGATTCTAAAAAAATTAACCACGGAGGAAACCAATGGCAAAAAAAACTAAAACGAAAGGCTACATCGGCTTCCAGCTTGATATAGAGCTGTATGAAAAGGCTAAAAAAATCGCGCAAAGTCGCGGCGAAAGGCTATCGGCCTATATGCGTGGGCTTATTGACCGCGACAAAACCGATGAGCTAATCGACAAGGCCGTCAAGAAAGGAGAAAAAACGAAATGAACGTCAAAAAAACGAACAACATGAAAGCAACCGGAATTACAATGCTTGTTTACGGCAAGCCTGGCACGGGGAAAACAACCCTTGCTGGAACATTACCGCCGGAAGAAACGCTGTTAATCAATATTGAAGGCGGAACTGGTGTTCTGAGCGATAAGCCTATTGACATGGTCGAGATTGACAAAAATCTCGGGAATCTCGAATTAATTCTCGAACAGCTGGACGCTGGGACGAAATACAAGCATATATTTTTCGACTCCGCGACGGAACTCGAAATGGCTATGCTGGTATATCTTGGCAGTCAAGGCAAATTGCACGGCGTGCCGGAAATGCAACATTATCAAAGAGTGCAATTCGGAATCCGACGGATATTGAGGCGATTGCGCGACCTGAAAGACCGCGGAATCAATGTCATTGTAACAGCCCACGAAATGGACATTGATACGCAACTTGAAAATGGACAGACCATAACAAAAACAATTCCCGCCCTATCAAAGCGAGTAGTTTTTGAAGTTTGTGGGCTGTTCGACATCGTGGCGCACCTCGAAATATCCTCGAAAGAAGGACATGAAGGCGAGCGCGGTTTGCGCCTCGACCCGACACCGGAAATTGAAGCGAAAAACCGATACGCGCACAAATGGACAGATGAATCGAAAGGCCGGTGGTTTTTATTGCCTAAGGGCGAAAATAACCTCGAAAAAATGTTTGCAATTATAAACCAAAACCCCGCGCAAAGCGGAGAAGGAGAATAGCATGACAATGCCTATGCACAACCCAAACAATGACAACCCGATAACATACGGAGAACTCCCAGAAGAAGGAAACCGTATGGTTAGAGTCGAATCCTGCACGGAAAAAGTTTCTAAAGCGGGAAATGAAATGCTGGAATTTGTCCTCGAAGTTACTGAAAGACAACAGGGAGAAGGGTATCGGATATATTATTATCTGGTATCGAACAACGAATATTACGATACGAACGTCGGTTCGTTACTCCGTGCCTTTGGTCACGACGCCTCGGTGCGAACAGCGCCATATCCGGGGTTATTTATGAACCGTAAAGCCGTTGTGAATCTCCGGCACAAGCAAGACCCGGGCTACGAAAAAAAGGCAGAGGTGAAATACTTTTTGCCCGCTAACGAAACCGGACTTGCGAACAGCGCCCCGCCAGCTTCGAGACCGGCGGAAACGCCGCATTATAAAAACACCGATAACTACGACGATGACGTCCCATTTTAAGAATGGCGCGGACAATTGAAATAAGCGGCGTTGCGGATATTCTCGAAGTTACTGAAGAAATCCAAAAACACTTGAGAAACGGCAAGATTCCCTCGGTTACCATATCGGTGCCGAGGGAACAAAAAACAGCACGTCAACGCGGGTATTTTTACGGCGGAATTATAGCCGGAGCGTTGCAAAGCGAAGAATTGAAACATGTATCAAAAGACGACCTCGAAGACGCTTTGCTTGAAATAGCGGCGACTGAACGCATACAGATAGGCAATGTAGTGGACATACCGCGCCGGAAACGGGTAAGCGCAATGGACACTGAGGAAATGAGTCATCTGATAGATATGGCTTTGCACTGGTTGAGTAAGGAATTTGGAATCTATATTGATACGCCGGAGGAATACTTTGCTAAACTATGGAGGAATCAAAATGTTTGAAAATCGAATTAGTGAACTTGCGCGGAAACGCGCAGAACTACACGCGGTTGAAGAATCGATAAAGGAAGCTGAGGCCGCCCTGAGCGAAACAGAACTCGGGCAGATACTTGCGAACTTGCGCAAGGTGAAAATCGATACGGCGGTGGCGTTGTCGGAAATCGATGTTACTTTCCGTAAGGAGGCCGAAAAACACGTCCGAGAATCCGGTAATTTGTCAATCCATCCGGCGGTAACAGTCAAAATGACAACCGCGCTGAAATACGACACTGATGAAGCGATACAGTGGGCGAGGACAACGAAACCGGAACTGGTCGATATGAAACTCAGAACGCGGGACTTTGAGAAGATGGCGCGGCAAACACCGCCCGCATTTGTAAAAATCTCAAAGGAGCCGAAAATTGCTATTGCGTCAGACTTATCGCAATACGCCGCGCCCGCGAACGACAATGACACGGGGACAATACTCTAACGACAAACACGGGGGCGGGGAAACTCGCCCCTATAAGGAGGAACTATGAGAAAAAATATAAAACAAGGCGACTCTGAAATAAATGCCTATGTTTATTCCGAGAAAGGGAAATGGGGAAAAATTCAATTAATATTCAGCGGACATGATATGAATCATGACGACGCTTTCGGCGTTAGAATGACAATAGCCGCCCCTGAAAGTAATTATTGGAAATCGACGCTAACAGCGGCTACTACTGGATTACAAGGCCATCAAGATGAGAGATTATGCGGATTTAAGATAAGCGATATCGATGAAGTATATCAAGACATAGGCCTTGAGATATTCTGGGAAAATGATAATCAAGAACGTGCAATTATCGCCGCTCTTGAAGCGGTCTTAAACGAATTGAAAGGCCTATAAGGAGAAACTATGAATGAAATCCAATCTCAAAAGACACAGATACGCGCTTATCTTGAAAGCGGAAACGCGATAACACCGCTGGAGGCGCTGGAGATGTTCGGTTGTTTCCGACTGGGGGCACGTATATACGACCTTCGACGCGACGGTATGGCAATTGAGCGGGATATGGTCGAGCGCAACGGGAAACGGTTTGCGAGCTATTTCTTATCCGCAGAATAGGCAAAAGGATAACACTATGAATTATGGACTCCCGTTTCAAGGCAGTAAATCAAAAATTGCACCGAATATTATTAGACTCTTGCCATCGGCGGAAAATCTATACGACCTATTCGCGGGCGGGGGCGCGATAACCCATTGCGCGATATTGTCAAGAAAATGGAAAAATATCTATGCTAATGATATTCAAAACACAATGCAATTATTCTCAGACGCGGTAAAGGGGAAATACCGCAACGAAAGACGGTGGATAAGTCGAGAGCGGTTCTTTGCGGATAGGGATAACGACCCGTATATCCGGTGGATATGGAGCTTTGGGAATAGCGGGGCGGGCTATTTATACGGAAAACCGGTTGAGGGAATCAAAAAGGCGTTTCACTATGTTGTGGTATTTGACGATTGGACGTTCTTTAACAAAATGTATAACAGTCAAGAAATGGTGGAGATATTAGCAAAATACAAAATCCACGACAGAAAGGCGTTTCTGGATTTATACCGCGACAAATTTCGAACGGGTGGAGGCCGGAAAGAACACTTGCGCGTTATAAAATGGATACAGAATAACTACCGGAAGGAAAATAGGATATATAACAGGGCGGCCACCGCCGTGACCGCGCTCCAACAGCTCGAACGGCTCCAACGGCTCGAACAGCTCGAACAGCTCGAACGGCTCGAACGGCTCCAACGGCTCGAACGACTTCAACGACTCGAACGACTCGAAGTTTCCGCTCTTGATTATCGCGATGTCGAAATAAAGCCGAACTCTGTTGTCTATTGCGATATTCCGTATAAGCAGAAAAAACATGTCAGTAAAGAGGATTATTACGAATTAGACTTTGATACAGAAGCCTTTTACGAATGGGCAAAAGCGCAAGAAAATCCCGTGTTTTTCTCATCTTGTTTCTGCGAGGATAAGGACTTTGTAGATATATGGGCGAAAGAGAAGCATTGCTTAATAGCTTCTAACGGCACAGATAGTAAAATCCTTGAGAAAATCTATTGCAACAAGCCCGCAAAACGCCGTATAGAGGCCGCGGGAATGAAAATGAAACTTTTTGAAAATACCCCTTGACAAACGCGAATCCGTAATTATATTGAGAATGCCATGAGACGCAAAAAGCAAAATATCAAACAATATAAAGCCCCTGACGGCGTGAAATCCTATCTTGGGTCTCATGGCGACGCCAGAAGGGGTCTATATGCCGGCGGCGGTTTCCCCTTGTTTACGTCGCCGGCAATTTATTTCAGAGGTTATTAATGGGACGCCCTCGCTTGCCTTGGATAATGATTTGGCAACAGATACTCACGAGCGAGATTATGACCTTGCCGGAGTCATACCGCTGGAATTTTATCGGACTGTTACTTGTCGCCTCGGATGAACCAAAACGCGGACAAATTCGACCGCATTGGCTCGAAAATAATCGAAAACTTTTGGCGAACCGCCTTGGAACTTCGACCAAACTCCTCGCGAACTCTGTTCAATCTCTGGTCGAACTCGGCGCGATTATTGAAGATGCCAATGGAATATCAATAATTAATTATCATAAATATCAACAACTTAGAGAGAATAAACCGGAAAAAACCAGTAAAAACTCTGAAAAAAACACCGATAGTATTTCCGACGATATAGATATAGATATAAATACAGAAATAAATACGGATAAAAAGAGGGAAAAATCATCTTCTATCGAAGATGATACCGCACACTCGAAAAAGGCCAAACCTGCTCGAAAGAATTTCTCGAAACCAACGCCTGAAGAAGTAACAGAATACGCCCACTCAATAGACTTTGTCCTCGACGGCGAACTGTTCTGTGATTATTACGAAGCGCGGGGCTGGAAATTCAAAACCGGCCAACCGATGAAGGATTGGAAGGCCGCCGTGCGAGCGTGGAAGCGCAACGGTTACAACAGCGGAAATACCAGCGGAAAGGGAAATCTTGAGAAATGGCTCGAACAATCAATGGCGGAAAATGACGAGGCCGAAAACGGCGCAGGAGAACGCAACGAAAGGATGAAATTATGAAACAGATCGATAGGCCAAAATTCGCGGGGCTTCTGAAGCTACTCGCCGAAACCTACAACAACGGCAAAGAACCCTCAATGCCGTTATCTGAGCTATATTTCCGCGTCCTCGAAAAATACGAAATCGGCCAAATTGAAACAGCGGTTTTGAAAATCCTCGAATCGCGGGTTTACAACGGGTTTCCGAAGCCCGCCGAAATCATCGAGCAAATCGAAGGGAGCGTGGACGACAAGACCGTTATCGCATGGGCAACGGTTAGCCATGCGATTCTCCATACGGGCGCGTATCGCTCAGTAGATTTTGAAGACCGAACGATAAACGCAGTTATTGACTCGATGGGCGGATGGATTGAACTCTGTTCGACGCCGGAGAACGAAATGGTTTGGAAGCAAAAAGAATTTGAACGGCTATACAAGGCCTTTTACGGCAGGCGATACGAGGATTTGCCCGCGAGCTTGCCAGGAATATATGAAATTGAGAACTCGAAAAAAGGCTATGAATCATTGCCACCAGTGCGAATAGGCGCGAAGGTCAAGCCCAAACAGCTTACCGCGCCGAAAAAACAATTAACCGCCCATGAGGGCAAAACGAAGGAGTAGAGATGAATCTCGACAAATTTAGCGGTAAATTTGAGCCGCCCGAAGACCCGACAGAAATCGCTTATTTCGCCGCACTGGAGAAGCTCGAACGCTATATTTCGCGGAATCTGTCCACAATTGAAATTCTCGCGCTCAAAGGCTATCTTGAATACGGCAAGATACAGCGGGATAAAGCGGTTGAAATCGTAGCCTTGCATATCCTTGACGATTTGAGCGAGGACAAGACCGCAATGGAAATCGATGCTATGTATCCTCAACTTGTCGAGGAACTTTGCGCAAAGCTAACAGTGCTGAGAATGCACGGGAATAAAGAGGCCGCCGATGCCTAACACCCTAACGAACTCAAAGCTCCGGCGGCTTGCCGAAATCATTGCGCGGGAATACGGCGTTACAGTCGAGGACATTCTGAGTAAGGCGCGCCGGAAACCGGTTGCGGAAGCGCGGCATGTCCTTGCGTTCCTCGGCGACCAGATGTTCAAGCTCGGAAGTTCGGAGATTGGGCGACAGCTCGGACGCGACCACGCAACGATACTTAACAGCTTTGAGTATGTCTTGCATCACCGCCTTACTGACCTCGATTTGATAAGGCGAATTGAACGGATACAAAATCACTACGAAACAGAGCCGGAGCCAATTCCACTGGAAGTGTTTCAAATCGCTAACGGATACGGCTTCGAGGCCGCGAAAGTTCTTGAAGTTATGAGTAGGGTCTTCGAGAAAATTTCAAAAACAACGAAAGAACTCGCCGATGAACTGGACAGAACTCTGAAAAATCTAAAATCGGAGGAAAAATGAACGAAGTAATCGAAGTAATTATTATGGGCGTTGCCGCAAGTGTTATTGTGGCGCTGATATACAGCATTATCGCCACCCCCTTGAAAAGGAGAACTGAAGCGCTGGCCGCCATGATTGACGAAATAGAAGCAGAAAGCGCCTGTTCCCGCGTCGGAATTGAAAGAGCCTTGCAACGGCAAATCGACGAACTCGAAATGCACCTGAAACAGTCGGAGTGCGAACATCCGAAACCACTTCCTTATCCTGAACAGTGTGCTCATTGCGGAAAAATATATGAAATCCGCAAAAAAGAACTCGAACTCGAAAAAGCCCGCGCCGTTATTGCAAAGTATGAATCCGAAAAAAACGGCAAAATACCTACAAGTGGTTATTTTACAACAACAACTCAAGAGAATGAGAAAGTGTCTCAAGTTGACAGCGTAATGATGTCGATAGAGAGCAGTATTTGCACTCTCGGCAACAAGATTGGAGAATTAGAGGGTAAACTGTCAAAGGTTCTTAAGCCTAAATACTCTTTAGGCACAGATGAGCCACCTTCAGGTATGCCCAAAGAGAAGGAAGAAGAATGTCCTCTTGTGGGTGATTTAATGGCTCAAGTAAAAGCCATTAGACAAATAAACAGAAAGGTGGGAAACCTTCTTCAGTCCATAGAACTCTAAACAACTTATCAACATTTATCAACATTCAACGGGCGTTATCAACAGCGCCCGTTTTTTTATTCCTTGACTTTTCCCAAATCTGAATTAATAATTAAAGCGAAATAGTAACAGGGCTGGGTGCTCTAAATGACAAAAAAAGGCGCGAATGGGAAAAATAATTATAGTCCTGAATTTAAGGAATCCGCAACTGAAGCGGCTTTGCGTCTTGGCATTCGCCCTACTGCTCGTGACCTCGGCATTTCCAGCGGAACTCTTTCTAACTGGGTTAGAAAATATCGTCAAGATACAAACAATACACAAAAAAGTATTCCAGAAAGAATCCCTACCCACGACGGCAATCCCCTTGAGAAGCTACGGGGGAAGCTCGAACGAATCGCCGACCTATCTGCAGAGCGAATCGGAGAATTTCTCGAAGGCGAAAATCCAAAAGGGGCAATGGACGGAAAATCAAGGGTTTACACGCTTCGAGACGTCGCAACAGTCCTCGGAATTTCAACCGACAAACTTGTTCTCCTCGGCGGCGGTAAGCTCGATACAGCGCCCCGCGCCTTTGACGTCAACATCCAAATCAAAACAGATAAGCCACAACCTAAGGACGACTCCGATGACGGCGCGGAAAGTTGACCTGAGCTGGAGCACGCCGAAAGCGGTCAACTTTTTGCAGTCGCAGGCGAAATTATCGCTTTTTATCGGCGGCGTCCGTTCTTCAAAGACTTTCACCGGCTCAGTCAAGGGTTGTTTAATTGCGCTTCAGACGCCTAATTCCCTTGGTCTTGTTATTGCCCCGACGTATTCCATGGTTCGAGACGTTTTAGTCAAGACATATATCGACATTTTGACCCTATTTTTCGGCCTGCAACAGGGAACGGATTTCACCTATCACAAATCCAATCACCATTTGCATATCCACGGCGGCGGCGATGTTCTTTTTCGCTCCGGCGAGAATCCTGAGCGCCTTGAGGGTATAACAGCAGACTGGTATCACCTTGACGAAGCCGCTCAAATGTCCGAGAAGGTCTATAAGATATGTCTCGATAGGACTACACGGCCTTTGACTTTGCCTCGCGGTTATGGATGGATAACGACTACGCCGAAAGGTCAAAACTGGGTATATAGGCTATACAGCGAAGCCGCAACCGAAGCCGAATACTATGCCGAAACGATATTGACCTCCGAAGCTGGAATCGTTAAACAAGCGGAAATTGAACACGCCAAGAAGGCTCTCGACCCCCGTTATTTCCGGCAACAGTATCTTGCAACCTTTGAGGCATGGGCGGGACTTGTTTACGACGATTTCACGCGCGCCGAGAATGTTCGACCGCTGAAATACAATCCGGAGCTCATCAATTATATCGGCATGGATATGGGCTGGAACGACGAAACAGCGGTGCTCTGGTATCAGCATGACCGCACAAACGGCATATGGTATCTTCTCTCGGAATTTGTAGAGAGCTACATACGTCCGGAAACGCTTGCAAAGGTTATCCGAGGCGAGGAAGTAGTCCTTTCCGGTCAACGGAAATTCAAAGCGCCGTATTCCCTTGAGCAAGTAGAGCGGATATATCCTGGCACTGATATAAGCAACCGGCAACAGGCGGCGGACGGATTGAGCTTACGGGATATTTTGGTGGCAAACGGCATTGATAAGGCCTATTTCCGCGTCAAACAGCACAGAGTATTTGACTCCATTTTGTCGGTTCGGGCAAAGGTTAAGGGCGCGGACGGTGTTTGCCGGCTTTTTGTTGACCCGTCGTGCAAGCGATACATAGGCGACAAGGAAAGCTGGCATTATCCCGAGAAGGACGGCGTTATAACAGGCGAAATGCCGGACGCTTCAAACGACAATCACCGTTTTAGCCACACGAACGACGCTGAACGTTACGTCATCGATTCAGTTGAGCCGACAGCCGGAAGTCAGATATTCGGAGGATTGACATAATGGCATTTTTTAACCGAGACGATACACAACGCAAAGTCGCTGAAACAGTAGCGGGCAATATCAATTATACGCCGGACGTATGGTTTAAGGAACTTCGCAAAGCGGCGGCGGCGGCGGCTTCTACGGCTTTTAAGATCGAAATTGAGAAGCGCATCGATTATTATTACGGGCGGTTCAAGCCCTATCTTGAAAAAGAACTAAAAAAGCAATTCCTGAACTACAAAGAACTGAAGTTACAGCTACAATATGTCAATGCGATTCGAGTAATCACCGATGAGCTATCGGTTATTTACAACTGGGGCGCAAACCGTGAACTATACCGAGGCGATGAACTTATCGAAGACGGCGACGACCCCGAAAGACAGCTCTGGGAATGGATAATGAAGTCGGGGAAATATGACCGGACGCTCCGACTAACGAACTCAATGGTATCGCTCTGCCAAAATGCTCTCATTCGCACGTATTTTTGGCAACCGACGGGCGAAATACGCTTGCAAGTTATCACACCGAACAACGTAGACATTATACAGCATCCTGACGACCCTTCTGAAATGGTGGCCTTATATTATGCGACTCAACCCACGGATGAGTATCTTGGCGGCTCTGGAGGCCGTAACACCATAGCGGGCAATTACTACGACAGAACAGTTTGGCATTACTGGGATGACCGCAATTATCGCAGATATGTAGAGGGCAAGGGTATGATACCGATACCGGAAAACGCGGACGGCGTGAACCCCTACGGTGTTATTCCTTTCGCAAAATTCCAAAATGATATGTCAACAGAGGGTTTCTGGATAGATACCGGCTATGATTTGAGTAACGCGCAGGATAATATTAACGTTAAATTGACATTTTTGAACTATGTAATCCGCTTGCAGAGCTTCTCCGTGCCGGTATTGACCGGATATGAAAAAGAGCCTGGCAAAACAGAAACTATCGTAATAGGCGCGGGGAAGCCTATAACGTTGCCGCTTGCAAGACGTGATGAAGGACAACCGAATTTTCAATTTGTAACGCCCTCGCCGGCAATTGACGCGATAAAGGCCGAGATAAATGATGAGTTCCAAAGGTTATTATCGACATACGGCCTTGCACGGGGCGCTTTTGACGCGACACGGGAAGCGCAGAGCGGCTATGCGTTGCGTTTGAAAAACACATCGCTAATGGAGCGCAGACAGAGCGAAATACCGTTCTATGAGGACGGCGAGGAAAGCCTATTCCAAATTATCAAAAAGGTATGGAATACGCACGCGGACAGTTTGCCTGCTGACCATAAGTTCAAGGGCGCGAAATTCTCAGAAGATACAGAGCTTCGAGTTACGATACCCGACCCGAAATTGCCTGACAGTCCGCAGGAAGAGCAAGCCCGCTGGGAGTTCTTGTTTGCGAACAAGTTAGCGACCCCGATAAACTATTTGATGGAGAAAGAGCACTTAACAGAGGCGGAAGCAGAAGCGCGCTGGGAGAAGATTAAGGCTTGGAATGATGAAAATAAGCCCCCCGCGCCGAGCTTTGGTGATTCTAATAAATTCAAAAACGAACCGCCGGAAACGGCAAAACGGGACGAAAAACCGACTGAACCGGAGGCCGATAATGCCAATACCGAAACCTAAACAGAACGAGCCGAAACCTAAGTTTTTAGGCCGTTGTATTGCTTTTGAAGTGAAACGCGGCATGAAACAAAATCAAGCTACCGCTATATGCTATGAACAATGGAGGAAACATGGCAAAGGCTAACACGCCACGGGAAACAGTATCGGAATACCTTGAGGCATGGCAAAAAGGCGATGTCTTTGGGATGTTTGCTGAACTCCATTTGTCGGTGCGCTTTCGTATAACAGCGGCAGAATTACTCTCAAAGCTAACTCAAAAGCCCATTGGATATACCGTTTTTGACGATGAAGACGCTAACGACGCGACTCTGGGCAAGCTCGACGGCACGATGATACGCGATGTCAATATCGGCATTGATTTCGGCATGGGCGAGAAACCCGCTAAAATCCGGTGCATATGCGAGAAAATAGGTTATGACTCCGAAACAAAGCTAAATACGTTCAAGCCCGCTCCAACAACCGATGGCGGTCGCTGGGGTGTCAATCCTAACAGTTTGAGAATCGAGGCGTAACATAGCAACCCCCCGCGAAATACAAGAGGCCATCGACCAGTTCGAGAATGAGGTTATCCGCAATTTCGAGCGGGCGTTTGTCGAACAGCAACGCGCCACGAAGTCGATTATCATGGCGGAATTGCGCAACCTTAAAACCGCTGAGGGCAAGCCTATCGACGCGGACGACGCGGGGAATAGGACAATCCTCGAAAATCTTCGGCAACGCGTGCAATCGCAGATTTACGGCGCAAGTTATGCCGACCCGATGAATGAGCTTATAAACAGCTTTGAGGCGGCTCTGGAATACCAACGGCGGCTATTTGAGGAACTCGGTTATAGCGAAGTTTACGACATCGCGGCGCAGGATTTGTCGCGCCTTGTAATAGCCTCTCAAATGCCCTTGACGGAACTCGGCGGAGCGAAACAGGTAGTTACGACAGAGATACGGGGCGCGTTCGATGACGCCCTATTTGGCCGCTCGACATTAAGCGATTTGTCAAACGTTGTGGACGCGAAATTGAACAAGCTAAACGCGTGGGGCTATACAATCGCTTCAACGGGCGTTTCAGGTTTTGACCGGACGGCAACAGCAGAGTTTGCGGATGAACTCGGTATTGAGTATTTTCAATATTTCGGCGTGAAGGACAAGAAAAACAGAGATTTTTGCGCGGCGATACTTGCGGGACGGCATCCGAACACGGGCGAACCGCATAAAAACTACTGGCATAAAGACGAAATTGAAACATTAGACAACGGGCATCGGCTTAACGTGCGGACTTACGGCGGCGGCTACAACTGCCGGCATGTATGGCAACCGGTGCCGAACAGGAGGTAAGAAAATGGCATGGAAAAAAGGCAAGAAGCTCTCTAACAGGCAGAAAGCCTATCTCGGCGCGAACGTTTGGGTTCACGGAAAAGGCGGAAAAGTCAACGTGGGTGCTTCGAGAGCCAAAAACAGAAAGGTCATGAAATCCAGTGAACGGGCGGCTTACATGATGCAAAGACAGTCAGGCCGCAAAGACTGGGCTTCGGCGCGTGGCCTTGCAAAGAAAATGCGCTAAACAACAACATTTGAAAGGAAAGTCAAGATGACTGAAGAAAAAATCGCAAGAAGCGAAGAACCGCAGGTGGACTACATCAAATACGGCGCTCTGGCCGAAACAGTAAGAGACCTGCATCAAAATCCCGATGCAATACACAAACTCATTCTCTCCAAGAGGAAAGCCAACGACGAAGCGAAACAGTATCGTGAAATGATAGAAACCGATTGCATCCGCCGTGGTATTGAACCTGCCGATTTTGTGCGCGGGGTTGAACTGTATAATATGGCCGAGCGCGGTCAATTATACATCGATGATTTAAGCGAGGAAGACCGTGAACTGGCCGAGGTGCTTGTTCTGGACGGCTCAATCGACGCCGAGGACATCGGTATGGATGAAAGCTATTTCAACGAACTACAAACAGCAATGGAAGAGGCTTTCGGGCTTACTGACGACGACGGAGATGGCGACCCCGACAAAGAACCGGCAATTGACCCCGAAGTCGAGGCTATACGCACCGAGAACGCGAGGCTAAAGCTCGTGCAGAAGCTAATCGCAGACGGCGCAAATCCAAAGGCCGCGGAGAAACTCGCTAAGTTGTGGGAAGAACCCACGATGCCTGAAGAATTTAAGGGCAAGGATGGTAACCCTCTGGACGAGGCCGCCATCGCAAAGGAGAAACAGCGTATCATGGACGAACACATGAAGGCTTTCAAGACCGAAAACTCATGGGGATTCATTCAGGGCGCGGCTCCACAAGCCCCACCGACAACGCACAACGCTCCGGCAGTGCCGCCGGTAACAGGGGCATTAACCAGCGATTATGAGCAAGCAAAGGCACGCGGCGATGTAGCCGCAATGCTCAAATTGCGCAATCAAACTGAAATACAACAGGAGGCTTAAATGCATCGCACAACAGATTTTTCGGACAACATCAAAAGAAGGAGCTTATCGGAGGAGTTCGAGGCTCTGAAGGTCGCAAACCCCGCTTTCATGCAGGCTATACAGACAGCCGGTGAAGCGAAAAACACAAAACACGAATGGTTCGACCAGGCACTTTCGCCGGTATCGACCACAATTGACATGAGTCCGGACGGGCTTGGAATCTCAGACACCACGCTAACAGTTCCGAGCACGGCAGGATTTCTTGCGGGAGACATAATCTTTTTCGAGGACAACACACTGTTTGACCTTGCAAAGATTGTATCCATCGATTCCGGCACGCAGATGACCATAACTCGTGGCTATGGTGGTTCAGTGGCCGCCGACCATGCACACGGCTCAAAGGTTTCGCTTCATTCGAGGCCGAAAGTTGAAGGGTCAACTCAGGCCGAAACAGCAATAACCGAACCGACGCTCTATTACAATCACACCCAGATATTCCGTAGGGACGTATCGGTGTCCGGCTCTGCAAAGTCGATTCTCCACTACGTTATCGATGACCTTATTGCAGAGGGCGTCGCACAGCGTATGCGCGAAATCTACTGGGAAATGAACAAGGCTCTCATCGCAGGCGCTCGTCACGACGCTGGGACTCCGGCAACGGTCGGTAGAACAGCCGGCGGGTTGCTTTGGTTCATTAACCAATACGCGGGCTCGACACAAAAGGTGGACGCTACCGGCGCGGATCTTTCAACTACGCTTCTCAACGGCGTTATCGAGGCTATTATCAAGGCAGGCGGAAGACCTAATGCCTTGGCAATGTCCACTACTCAGGCGCGGAAAATTGCCGGTCTGAACAGCGTAACAAGCAACGTGCTTATTAACGTTGACCAGATGGCAACCGGCGCGGGTATTCCGGCACCGACGAAGTTCTTCGGCGACCTGCCGAATATCATTACCGACCTTATCGTGGATATTAACATCCCCGCGGACAAAATCCTCGTGGTTGACACCTCGAAGATTAAGGTTGTCCCGCTGAAGGGCAACGAAGACAGGTCAATCGCTGAAATCGACACCACCTTACCGAGCACAGATGCTTATACAAGGCGTATTCTGGGTGAATACACCTTTGAGATTCGCAATCCGGCGGAAAGCCATGGATTCATTTACAATCTCAAGACCACATAAGGAGGCCGGTAACAGTGAAATATAAAGCAATTGCAACGGCTTCGATTCTCGGCTATGAGGTTCAGAAAGGCGAAATCGTTGAAACGGACGATAAGGCGCTTATTGAGCGGTTCGACAAGTCTGTAACGATGATAAAACTGGACGAACCGAAGCCGAAGCACGAACTGAAGCCGAAGCAAAAACCGAAAGGCGGTAAATGATGCGAAAATACGTATTACCGGCGGGTCTTGGCCTTGTTCTGATATTCTCGGTATTGCTCATCGCGGCGACTCCGATGCAATATCGAACAGGGATTAAGGCGGATTTGCTCGATACCGATACGCTGAAAGTCAATCACAATGCGATTCTCAGAGGCCGCGTAGTCAGCGTCCCTGCGGAATATAGCGGCGCGGTGCAAGTCTATGATAGCCTTGTCTATGAGACAACTATTAACTATACCTCGACCGATACGCTAACGGCGGGGCATGAGGAGAGAGTCTGCATGGATTGCGTGCTATACGAATGGAGTGAAGCTACTACGCTAGTGCAGGACAATCGCGGCTGGGATGTAGATACTGTGGCGCTTAATGGTGGCCTACCAAGTTGTGGAGATATAGTTCGTAACTGGGGCAGTGAAAATTTCTTTTGCTCCGGCACAGAATCAACCGACCCGCCGCCCTCAGATACTCTCTTTATATATCGTAAGCAGCATGGGGATTGCAACAAACCAGTATTAGACTCTTTCGCCGCCGTATGGGACTCGACAGCGTTGGAAATGACTCCAGTCTGCGACTCTGGATGGAGTTGGGTAGCCACTGAAGGCAACTGCATAGATGTCCATCGGGAGCTACTGCGCGTGTGGCGGGACGACTACGGGACGAGCGTCCAAACTATCATCAATGAGACTGACGGCGTTTGCCCGTCAGAGTAAACTTAACACGGGGGCGGGTTGCGGCTCGCCCCCTTAACCGAAAGGCGAAATGGCAGACTGGGCACACATAGTATTATTTGACGAGTTAGACCCGCCGAAGTTTGAGCCGGTTCTAACAGACGGCCTCGAAACGACCATTTCCGATATGTTAGATGAGGTCAAAGCCCATATAGAAGCGGAATTGCGGCGTCGATTCAAGCAACTGCAGAACGACATAGCGATTTCCGCATCGGACTTTGATATTCTCGACCATATCGTCAACCCAGAGCGGCTTCAAAGGCCGGCTATCTTCTACTGTTTATATTTGCTTTTCTACGGGCAAAGAGTGTCCGACGAAGGTGAATATGCAAAAAAGGCCGGCGAGTATCTAAGCCGCTATGAGAAGGCGTTTGAGGACGCTTGCGGAATGCTCAAATTTGACGATGATGTCAAAAATTACGGTTACGATTACGGCGAGGTTATCCTGAAGGTCTAATATGGCAACTGAAACGGTCAAAATAGAGAATTACGAGGACATTGTCCGGCGTATTCGCAAGGTTGCGGGCAGTATAGAAGCCCGCGAGTTTACAGCGAAAACGGCTAATCATCATTTGCAAGCAATGCGCCCCCGTATAAATCGCGGTATAAACCGCGAAGGCGGCAAGTTTCCGCCCTATTCGACCAAGCCGATGTATGTATCAAAGAATACCCCAGGACTCAGAAGCTATATAAAACCAAAGGGCAAAACAGGCAGAACCCGCTTTGCGAACGGCAAGAGGCTAAAATCGCAATATTTCCCGCGAGGTTATGCCGAATTTCGCCGTGCGATGGGCTTGTCGAATCGTAACAGACTGGAATTGAGAAGTCAGATGTTAAAATCAATGGCAGTAACGAACTACGGGCGCGAAGGTTCGCAGATTATCTTCTCAAGGCGCGAGGAAAATCTCAAGGCCGCCGGCAATGAGCAGAAATACGGTTTCTGGGGCTTCACACGCGACGAACAGAAGGGCAATCTCAAGTTTGCGTTCCGATTGTTTCAAGACTATCTCGACAAGGCGGCGACAAGATGACGCAACCGTTATTCAGAGCGTTCAAACAACAGCTCAAGGGCGTTTTGGAGAAAGTTCAGGACAACACTTCAGAAATTACTCCAACGCCGTTGTTGTTCAAAAACGTCTATTTCGAGCATCCGCTTGCCCGCGATTTAGCCGCGACAAAATTGCCCATTGCTACTATTTGGGGCGACGAAAGGTCTTTGACCGGCTCAGGTAACCGCGCGGAAAAAACAACAGTCGAAACGTCAATCTATATCTATTTTCACGAGGCGGACTACTCAAAAGCCGACGAGAAGATGGATTATTATACCCGCGACGTCATTTCGGAAATCCATAAATCAATTAACTCATGGCCGTTGCTTGTATCGGTGCAGGTTACAGGTTCGAGCAACGCTGAGGTCTTCAAACGCCTTGGAATGCCGGACATAACTATCGACCCGCCATATTACGGCATACGGGTTGATTTAACAGTCGAAATGGGCACGGCCTACACATAGGAGAGCAAATATGCCAAAACCAATTAACATCCGTAAGTATATGCTTATCGGTGTGGACATACCGGAAGCGGCTCTGAAAAAGGGCGACGTTATTGTCGTCAATAACATGACTGCTCGATATGTCCACGAAGGCAAAACAGCTGGTGTCGGCACGAAGGCTGAAATGTATGCTAAAAAGGCCGACATCGAAGCAAAAGAAAAAGCTAAAGCCGCTAAAGAAGCGGCCAAGGCGAAAGAAACCAATTCCAAATCGGGAGGTAAATAATGCCATCATTAATCAAACTTGACTCCGGCGTCGTGTCTTATGGCACTGACGGCCTTGTTATGCAGTTAAGTTCACGCGCTCCTGTTCGCATGGTGCAAGAGGTCGGCTATGCCATGATAAGTGGCAACGTGCGGACTCTTTTAACCGGCGACACGGCGACGACAAACCGGAGAGCCCAAATAGAAATGGGCTGTCTTAACGAGGGATTCTCGCTCAAGGTAGAATTTGAGAGCGATGATTTGCCCCTTTCGTGCAACACCGCTGGGACGAAAAAAATCCATAAATCGGGCAAATGGACAGGGTCTATCGGAACGAAACAAATAGACCCCGTTATCATGGCCTTGCGAACCGGCGGAACGCTCAAAGACGTATCCGCTACAAACCCGCTTATAATCATTACTACTGAGGAATTAACAGCATCTGCTTCGGTGGTTACGCTTCCGGGCACGCCGACATTCCCAGACAGAGAAATCCTCATTTCCGTTAAGCGGACAAGCGACAATGAACTCTACCACGAAGTCGAAACTGGGGGGACGCCTGCCGTTCCGACGGCAACTACTCCCGGCACGTTTATCTTTGATAAAACAGCTGGAACGTTGACTTTCGCGGCGGGGGATGCTACGTCGGAGTTCGAGATTATATATCGCGAACTGGATACAACAGCAGGTAGCGGCCTTATTATCGCTCCATCACTCTCAAACTTTCCCGGCACTTTTGACGGCTGGATGTCTTTCCTTGCAATCGCGCAGAATGACAACGCGGTCGGCAGGATTATCGCGGAATTTGAGAAGGCTTCGTTTGACGAAGGCTTTACTCTCGGCGGAAAGGGCGTTCGTGAGCATCTTACAGACGAAATGGCGTTCACTCTTGAAGAAGCGCCGACAATCTATTGGGAAGAGTTCGCAACTACCTAAACAGAAGGACGGGCAAGATGTCCAACAATCATGTTTACAACATAGGGGATAGGGTATATACCTTATCCCCGCTCGTCCCGCGAGTTGAAGAGCATATCGTTAGCACAGTGGCGGCTATTCTCGACGCTATGCCGGAGGATGTTCGGGAAAAATTGAAAAACAAGGAAATATCAAAGGCCTCGCCGATGGAATTGCTCGACGCGCTCGGTATGTTTGCCGTGCAAAACCAAAGCCGGTTAATCGCTTGCGTGTTATGCCCTGAAGGAAAAACAGAGCGGGACAAGAACGTCCTCGAAATAGCGGAGCACCTCGAAGACAACATGCGATTTACAACGAAGATAAAGATTGTCCATGATTTTTTCGCATGCGAGGACATACAATCCGCCGCTGTATTGATCCGGGAGACGTGGAAGACGGCGAAAAAAGCGATAAGCAACGCGGACACACAATAGGGGAATGGCTCGACTATGAAGAACAGTTTCTCAGAAAAATTGCGGAAACGAGTCGAATATTGGCACCTATGCTTGGAATATCTGTTGTTGAAATATCGTATTCGCTCGACTTCGCTCAAATCCATAGCTACGTGCGAGCCTTCTCGAAAAACAAAGAACCGAAGACACTCAAGGGGAAATACAAAAAATACAAAGTCCCAGAGCAATACCGGAGGAAATAAAAGGGCATAATGGCAACTATCTCCGAGACATTACGGCTTGTTTTCGCGGCGGACAGTTCGCAATTCGAGAAGGGCATCGGCGCGAGCCTTGCACAGCTTGAAGTCTTGCGCGGTGCGCTTATGGACATGACCGCGCCTATTGACCAGTTGCAAGAGGAAATGGTCTATATGGCGTCAAGTTTCGAGACCTCGATGGCGAATGTATCGACTTTGCTCGGCGAGGGCGGCGATGACCTTGAACGCTATAAAACGGAGATTATAGCCCTTTCAACAGAGATTCCGCAAAGCGCATTAGAATTATCTGAAGCGCTCTATCAAGCTATTTCGGCGGGCGTTGATACCGCTGAAGCGATGAATTTCCTTGAAGCCGCCGGTAAAGCGGCAACGGCGGGGATGACTTCGACTTTCGTTGCGGTTGACGGTGGCACGTCGGTTCTGAATGCCTTCAATTTGCAAGCTTCAGAGAGCAACCGCGTCTTTGACCTTATGTTTCAAGCGGTTCGGGACGGCAAGATAACCTTTGAGCAGATGTCAACTCAGATGGGCATGCTTGCTCCTACGGCGGCGGCGGCGGGTATTGAAATAGAACAGATGTTCGGTGCTATCGCCACGGCAACGGGCAAACTGAGACCAGAGCAAGCGTTTACGGGGCTTGCAGGCGCGATAACAGAGCTTAACACTCCGTCCTCAAAAGCCGAAAAAGCCCTGAAGCGGCTCGGATATGAAAATCTGCAAACAGCACTTGAAACGGAATCCTTGCAAGAAATTTTGGTGAAACTTGTAAACTCCGGCGAGAAAATAGACGCGGTATTTGGGCGTGAAGCCGCTCGTGCCGTAAATGCCGTCGGAGGAAGCGCGGAGAAAGCTACTGAGCACCTTCAACACATGAACGAAGCCGTCGGGGCGACTGAAACGGCCTTTGAGAAGGTAAACGCAACTTTCGAGAATAGCCAGAAGCATTTACAGAACGTTCGGGACGCGGTTAAAATCTCAATAGGCCAAGAGATGATGCCAGTATTAACGGACTGGAATAACCTACAGGCTTCGATACTCGAAAGAGTGCAGGCGTTGCCCGGTGCTTTCAAGATGGCGGCGGGTGGCGGGATGTTGCTCGCGAAGGGCTTGTCCGGCGCGGTCAACATGGGCGGTTCACTTGCTCGCAATCTGGTTGCGGTAAATCAAGCCTCCAGCCTTGTAAAAGACAATGTAGATACGCTCAGGATAAAGTTCTGGGACTTGCAAGACTCGATGAAAAACGCGGACGGGACGGCTTCTAATCTTGCCAAAGGGTTAGGCGCGGCGGGTCTTGCGGCGGCCATTGCCTTTACGATGGCACAGCTTATAAAGCTACATGCCGCAATGCAAGACTATAACGCGGCAATGAAAAGCATGCAGGAACAGCACGTGAATTATCTTGAATGGAGTGCTAAAATGGCGGCGGGGGCGAAGACCGAAGACGAGGTGCTAAAGAACAACCTGCCGACCCTAAGACAGTATAAGCAAGCTCTGGAAGACAATTCTGGGGCTATGAATAAGCTGAAAAATACGATAGGATATAGCCCCTTCAAGGCTCTTGAAAATATACTTGCCCCGAATGAACTCAAAATGCTAAGACAAGAGCTGGAGGCAATAGGCGTTAATGTTGAAACATTGACCGAGGAACAGCTTGATGCGCTTATAGCGAGGGGCGAGGCATATCAAGAAATAGTAGTGAAGGCAAACGACGCAACTGCCGCCGAGGTGGAAGCCGCCGAAGCCGTGAAAGCTCTTTCTACCGAGGAACAGCTTGAAATAGTAATCGGCAAACTTGCCGCTTTGGGTATTGAATTTACAAAAACCGGCGACGCCGTAAAAGACCTTGAAAAAGCGGAGAAGCAACTTGCGAAAGCGCAGGCGAAAGCCGCTGAGGAACGCGCAAAAGCTCTGGTCAAACAGCAAGAGGAACTTGCGAAACTACGCGATAAGAACCTCGACGCTGAGCAAAAGGCGTGGTTAAAGGCTCAAGAAGGCACTGAAGCCTATTATCGCACCCTTGAGGAATTTGAAATTGCGCGGTTCGAGAAGGAACGGGCGCAACGTGAAGCGGATTTGCAAGCCCTGAAAGAAAAACTTTCAAAAGAGCTTGGTATAACCGATGATGCGAAACTCGAAGAACTCGAACAGATAAAAACCGCGCACGCTATTATTGAAGAACTCGAAATGACGCATTATCAGAACCTCGACGCGATAGACCTTGAATTTCTCGAATTTAAGGATAAACGCAATCAGGAAGCCCGCGATAAGGCCAAACAAGAGCGCGAACAGGAACTTAATGATGCCATTGCCCTTTACGGCGGTATGACCGACGCCGCGATGGGCTTTTTTGACGCGATAGGGCAAGCCGCAATAACCGGCGAAACGGACGTTATCAAACAACAGCTAAAAAATCTACTTATGCAAACCCTTGACTACTTACAAACCCGCTTCGTGCTTGCTCAGGGGGAAAGTTTGATTTCCGCGATATTCTCCGGTGGCAGTTCGCTAATTGCCAACGTCCCCCTTCTTATCGCGGCTGAAGGCGCTCTTGGCATCGCTCGCGGCATGGTAGCGGCATTTGATACCTCAGGAATGCCTCGAACCGCAGGAATGGCCTATGTTGAGCCTAATGATGTTATCCTCAATCCGAACAGTGGTGAAATGGGCGTTTTGAATGCCCTTGCCGGTCAAATAGCCGGACAATTAAACGATAGGCCGGTCGTGGCTAAGCTGGTCGTTGACGGGCGCGAATTTACTCAAACAGTAACAATACCTCGAATAAATCAAGCAAACGAGCGCGTTCCGAAGGGGCGGAGCGTATTTGACGAATCGATAGGATAATGGATATACGAGTCAAAATACAACTGATAAAATCAATACCGACGCCCTTTTCCTATCCACTGGTCGATGTAACAGACCGGTTGACTCCGTCTTCGTTGCGGAACATCGAGGAGCGCGTTGAGCAAGGCCGGTTTGCGTCTTGTGCGAATGATTTGGATTTTGAATTTGTCAATTTTGACGGCTATTTTGACGGGGCTAATGCAAACAATTTCCCAGGCTATTGCTTGCGGGTCTATATTGACGGCGAAGAACAGTATCGCGGAGACGCTTATTTTCAGGACATTTCCTTTGAGCGCGGACGCGATAAAACGGTCAAAATCCGCTCCTATACGTGGCTCAAGCGGTTGCGGGAAACTAACCTTGACTCGCCTACATTTTCCGGCAACGTGGACGACATTTTGGCCGACTTATGGGTCGAGGTAAATCCTGCAGTCAACTTATCTCCGCCTTTTGACGGTATTGAATACGAGCTGGAGGGGATAGAATTAACAGAGGCGAACTTGCTTATCGGTTCGTTTGCCGACCTCTGGTGGGACTCTCGGACGCAATCATGGTGGGGAGTTCGCTATTCAACGCGGCGCGACGGCACGGACGGCGTTCTGGACGTTGACCTTTTTAAGATTTACAGCAGAACCAATAGGGTTCTGGTCGCTTCATGGTCAATATCACATTCGGAATATGACCTTCTCGGCAACGCCCTCGAACCGCAATTATCATTATCTTCGGCAAGTTTCGTTCGTTCAGTTATCAGCACGGATTACATCGCTGTTTATTCCGTTTTAGGTTTCGGGACAACGGTCGCAAATCGCCGATACAAGCGGACAATAACGGTTATATACATATCTGGAAGCATGATTTTAGACTCGGACATATCCGACGTGGAAATCGGAAGCGCAACGCCGGTTGAAAAAGTTCTTTTGCTCGAAGACGGCACGCTCCGCGAATTTATGATGCCCGTATGGTCGGACGGCAAATATTACTATTTGGCTGAACATGACAGCGCAAGCCCTGATGATATAACTTTGAAACGCTATACTTCGGCGGGCGTTTACCTCGCGGAATATACGCTTGCAGGCGTGCATTTGGCGGCAACAGACAGTGCTTGGCGGTCAATACATACGCCTTCGGAAAATCTTATTATTTGGAGACAAGCCGTGCCTTTGCCGTTATCTGGCGTATCCGCGCCTTGGCATTGGATAAAAGTAAATGGAACGACACACGTGATAGACAGCTCTGGAATAGGCGATGTATATGATTGGGCGGCGGGGATAAGCCCGACGTTGACTAATCATTTCCCTATCGGTTATACTGACGGCGATAATACGGGCAAATATAGCTATTGGAAACGTGGCGGTCAATGGTGGACAAATGATGTCCGGTTTACGTTTACAATCCAGCTGAACTACGACGGCGAAGTATCAATAGAACAGATATTGCTTGACATCTGCCAGCTTTGCAACGGGTATCTATACGTTTACAACGGCACGATATACCTTTATTCCCGCGGGTTTGGCCGTTCTGAGCACATCATTTCCGAGGCATGGATAAACAGTGAAAGGTATCCGGTTGAACTTATTGACTCGACGCGCTCAGAGCCGGTTTTGTCGATTAAGTCAAGCGGGTTCACGGATAATTCTGAAGACCCGTATGATAACACGACCGTTCTGGGCGTCCTGAGGCGTTATTATCGCGATGAACTACAAAAGCGCTGGAACAGGAAACGGCTAACGATACCGACGCAGGTTGCTTTGGCTATGCATTTGGGCGATTTTGTAACGATAACGGAGACCGCCGAAAAGGGCGTTATTTTGCTTCGAGACCTTGGTCTTGAGCGCGGAAACAGGCTCTCAGAGCTTGAAATTGAATATGAAATAACAAAAAGCTGGTCGCCTCCGAAAGGATAAATATGGCAATAGGAAGCCCTATAATAGGCCACGTAATAACAGCAACGACGACAAGCGGGTCATCTATGCGCAATCCTCGGTTGCTTATTGAAACATCAGCGGGGCTTGTCGAATGGCATGAATTTGAAGACCCGTTCTGGCGTTGCTCGCCTGAGAGATTCCGCGAATATTTGAAATTTAATTATGAAAGCCTGACCGCCGAAATGGTTCACGAAGCCGATTATTACAGGGTTTACTGGGATTTAGAGATGAATTTCGGCGATGACAACGAATGGCGCAAGGTGCTTTTGAAGATACATGCTGGGATGAAACGCCCCGGCTTATCCTTTAATTCTGCGGGTTTGGGGCGCAAAAAGCGGTTTTATTTCCAGCCCTATGGCGACGCGACGAGGCCGACGGTTGAAGTAGTCTTGAATCCGAGCGACATCGACGACGTGGAGTTTTGGGGCGGTAAATACAGTGGTTACGGCAATCATAAGATACGTCTCTGGGGCGCGGAAAAGCTATACCAGCCGTATCTTAGCAGAGTTGAAACAATGCCTCCAGGGATACATCCTGACGGTTACTATTCCGGTGGCGGTTTTGGATTTAAGGACATGATTTAAGGAGCAATTATGGCGGAAAAAACAGTAAAACTGGCGTTTACTTACAAATCGACGGGCGCGACAATATACGCCTGCAAATACAATTATGAAACTGATACGTGGGAAAATCCAGCGGAAGATGAAGGGACGCTATTAACAGAGGTCGGGGGCGACATTGTCAACGGCTATCGATATGAGTGTGAAGTTACGAAAGGGCTATATAGGCTTGCTCTCAGTCCGCTCTGGAATATCATCGGCGCGGAGGGCGTTTATTTCGCAACAGCTGACCTTGATTTTCATATTGACGGCACTGACCCCGATATGCAACATAATTCTGAAGACGTCAAGTTCGCGGCGGACGGCACGAGCCTTGTATCGACGGACGTTCGTGGAGCAATTGAGGAAGTTGCGGGCGCGGGTTTTGACCCTGCAAGCGATAACAGCTTGAAAGCGCATCTTGACGACGCGGTGGCGGCACACGCGGCAAGCGCAATAAGTTGCTCAGTCGGCGCGGAAACGGATGTTGAGGGCGCTCTGGACGACCATGAAACGCGAATTTCAACACTCGAAGCGGGCACGGCGGTTACTCCAACAGGAATTGAGGATTATCTTGGCGACCTTGGCGTTGACGTTGAATGGGACGCGCAGGATATAGCAAACGTTGAATATGCCGTGCGATACCTTTGGAAGCATATCGGAGAAAGCGTTCCGACGGATTATACAGATTTGGCACATGAGCGCCGTTGCCTTGCGCCGGAGACGGAAATAACCTATCGAAGCCGAAGATACGACCTTTCAAGTTCACCAGACAGTAACTTAATCGTTTACTATGCAATCGGCGCGAAAGGCGGTGCAGACGCGGATTTCACGTGGTCGGCGGTTCAGAGTATTGAAGTCGAATTGCCGGTGTTTACGCAGGAATTTCGGGCGACCTTCTCAGGCATGGCTTTCCGGTGCGATGGCACGGGGGCTTCCGGCGGACGTTCAGAGTATTTCCTTGCTGTTCGAGAGCCGAATCAATTCCCGAGCGCGGACGCGACGCCGCCGACGATTAACGTATTTGTTATTCCTGCAAGCTCAACTGGCTATCAATATACCGAAATCGGATTTCATGCGGAGGTTCTGCCGGATAACGATGTCGAGTTAATCCTTCGCAATTCGGTTACCGGTGCGACGAAGACCTTCACGGTTGACGCGGCCACGGGACGAATAGCAACAGCGTTGCAATCATTCCTTCTGGAGGTTCTTGCGGGCGCGGAACTGCAGATATACACCCTCGACGCGAAAAACATGGGCGATGTTCATATTTGGCTTCGCCGGACACTATACACAGGATAAGGTGAAATTATGAAAAAGGCTATAATTCTACTGGTTTTACTGGCAACCGTGGCCGCAATCGGCCAGACTTGCGCGAACGGACGCGAGAAAAAGGGCATCTTCGACGACGTTTGCGCGAATGCTTATTTTCTGAACGTGGATTCGTGTTGTTCAGACCCTTTTGTAACGGAGACCTACATTGTAATAATTGAAGGGCTTGACAGCTTGCCGATACCTTGGCCGTGGCCTTTGCCGGATTCTTTTGGTTATCCTTGCACGGTATTTGTGGCTTCAGATACTTTGGTTATCAATATCTATGACACCTTAGTTGTCTATGATACAGTCGTTATAAGCTCCGTCGATACAATTTGGGCAATCGGTAATAATGGGTTGTGGTTTACAACCTACAAAGAATATTTCTGCGACAGTATTCTGGTTGCTTTTGCGGCGGACTCCAGTGAATCTACGTGGTGCGTATTTTGCGACTCGATAATGACAGTTATCTGGTATGCTGAAACGCCTTGTATGCCGGGGACTTGGTTTGCCTATGATGTATGGCGGTTAGTAATCCACGATTTCGATACTTGCGGGATATATAGCGGTGGTTCAACCGGCGATGTCTATAATTATACAGTGAATTATTGTATCGACTGCGACACGAACATCTACATCAATTACGGCGATGTCTATAACACTTACAACACGGGCGTTTATGTCGTTGACAGCATAACGGGGATAACCTATGGCCTGACCGATACTATTTGGCTACACCCGCACCCCGACGGCTCAACTGGCGGTTCTCGCGGAATTTGGGTTGCCGATTGCGATTGCGATACGGCGGGTTATGGCATACCGGACACCTTGGACGCCTTCCTTGCGATTGACTCGACGTGGACGGTTATGTGGAACAGCGACATCGACAATCGTGCTCGGTGCACGGATTTGGACGTTATTGAGCGCGGGTATATGCAAAGCCGTTTTCCGTTTACTTCGGAGGGCGCGAGTATTGCCTATAACGCGACGATGGTCAATCATGGCGCTTATGCGGACGGGTTAATCAATTACGTTGACACCTATTGGCTTCGAGAAGACAGCTTGCTCTGGGGCGGGGATTACGTTTCGGCGCGACAGGTCTTTTTCAGTTGCGGCGACACTTCGATTGCGCGACCGGAAGGCGTATGGACTCGCAGAACGGCTAATCATGGCGCTTGCGGAACGGTTGTTAATTGGGAATGGCCTAATGGAAGCCCCGCAAGCGATAGGGCAATCGCTATGAATTTTCATAAAACGATTAAGTTCTCGGACTGGTATAACGCGGCGGAAATAGCGGCTTTGAATTATGAACAGCCTGACTGGGTTGTTGTTACATTCTCCGATGATTTTATGCCGTGGGTATCTATTGACCGTGTGGATTACGACCTTGACATCTTGGCAACGACCGGCGACCGGCTCGGCGCGGGTGCTTTCGCTTATCGAATAACCCCGCCTGCGGATTTCGATTATTCAGAGAGCCATAAGATAGCGGTCGGCTTGTATTCGTGTCAACAGCCTTATATCGGCGGTCAAGTCCTTTTCTCGCTTGTTATGCCGGACTCGGTGAATACGTGTTGGACGCTTCGGGACAGTATAATCGTGCCGGAATGTTGCGCGAATGAGTTCACCGTCGCGAATGTTATCAATCAATACGATGTAACTATCGAGACCTGCACAGGGAACGATACCCTTGACCTGCGCGAGAACAATGAGTGGCTTCTGGGGCATTTGACAAGCCCCGCGTGGTTCATGTCGGCGGATTCGAGCGATAGCGTGGAGATGACAACGGACGGTAATGATATTACTATCGACGGCGGCCTTGCGATAGACCGAGGAAACCCGCTTATATTCGCTAATGACGATAAGAGCGACACTGTAACGATGGTTCTTGAAAATGATACTTTCTACATTGCTCCTAACGACAGCGGTGTAACGGTCAAAATAGGTTCTGAAAGCTTCATTATAAGCCCCTATTCGATACGATACGGCAGTTCGACAACGGGAGGGGTTTATACGAACGCGCTGGGAGATAATTGTGAAGCAACCGGAATTTTCACGTCAGTTCTCGGTGGCTTAAACAATATATCTTCAGATAGTATGTCGGTCGTTGCCGGTGGTTGGTCAAATACTGTTGCACAACCCCTTGCTTTTGTAGGGGGTGGTTATAATAACACCATTAATTCTGGTTCAGGACTTCGTGGGTCTAACATAGGTGGCGGCGTATCGAACAGCATAACCGGCAAATACTCTTCGATTGCAGGCGGAAACTTTAATGAAATAATAGGAGACTATTGTCAAATATGGGGATATGGCAATGCCCTTGAAGGAAATTATTCTATGATTCTGGGGCGTGATGTT